AAACAATCAGTGACACCTTCTAGTGTTATCTTACTATCATCCCATTCCTTTACTATAATATCTTGTGCTGATCCAACTGGTTGTGTTTGAATCGTGATAGTATCAATTACCACGAGATCTTTCCAGTAATCTGGTAGAGCAATCTCATTATCCTGTGTTCTACCTCTGAAATATACACCAACCTCAGGTCCTTCAATACAAGCATATCTGAGTCTGTGACCCTCACCTTTGCTAGGATGAACCATGTCAAACGGTTTAGGTAGACTGTCAGCAACAGCATGTCTTGCTTCTAATCTTCCTGTTGATAAGCAGTCAACAGTCCCTGTAACAAATACATTACCGTCAATATAAACATGATCAGGTCCTTTTTCACCATTGATTCTTACATCTCCATCTATATGTGCTGCCCTACCTTTTACACCAGGCGAAAATCCTCCTAAATCCGTTCCTACATTGAGAACTCCTTTAGCAAAACCACCGGCATGCTTACCTATAAACGCAGGTCCTGAAGCAGCAAGTGTACCTACAAATGGTTTGTCACCATCTAAAGTCTTCACTGATTGATCAACATGTGGTTCAGGTCCTATTACGATTTTACCTGAGAAAATGTCTGGTATATTCATTTTTGTATTTTACTAATGAAGTCTTTGAGTGATGGTGGTATGATCTTGGAGTTAGATTCATGTACATGAACAAACCCTCCTTGCAATACATGTGCAGCATCTGATCTTGCTATAAGATTCTGTGTTGCAATGACTTGGACGTTACTACCATTCAATTTAGCAGTCTTCTTCGCTTCTGCAAAGAAATCCTGATTTGCAGTTAGTTTTATGTTACCATCTACAGCGTCATTTGCTGTCATAACTATCTTCTTAGCGTTTACATTGAACTCACCACCACATTCAATATTGAAGTCTCCGTCTACTTTTATATTCAGAGGTCCTGAACCTGACTGTATTATATTGGAACCAGCATTATCTGTCTCAATACCTCTTTTAGATCTTAGTTCCCAACCACCATCTCTGAATAAGCGTAAGGTTGCATCTGATCCTGCTTTAAGTTGACAATCTGCTTTTCTCAATACATCTTTATCTTCCCTACCGATCCTTAGAGAACCATCATGGGGATGAGCTAAAATTATAGGTGGTATTTTATTCTTTGACATTATGCACCTCTAGGACAATCTACTACAGTAAGGATGCTTGAACTTGGTAAACTTGGTGTTTCGTACTCTTTTACTGGTAAGAATTTAGTTCTAGGTCTTAGAACTGCACCATAACCAGTAGAAGTCTTCACAGAAAGAGGAGATAAAGTGTCTCCCATTGGACAAGATCCCTTTAGTCCCACTATTCTACCATTAATTATCTCTGGTGTCATCACACAACCATCTGATGTTGATACTGTGTCACCTGTTTGATATCCTGTACCTGTACTGATGATATCTGCACCATCAATAACACCAACCACCTCTTCTCCTCCACTACCAGATCCAAGATAACCATCACCTGTCTCTATCATAATGACCTCTACAACTTTTTCGTCCTCTATAACTGCTATACCAGTGGCACCCCTACCATTGTCACAATTATCTACAAACGATACGTATGGAACCTCACTATATCCAAATCCTAGATCTCTCATATCTACACCTACAACTTGTCCTATTTCATTAACAACTGCCTGACCAAATGCACCTATACCACCTCCACCAAAGAACTCTACACTAGGTGGTTGACATGTCTCAGGGTCATATGGATTACAAGGACCTGCTAATTTCTCCATTTCACTCATAGGTCCTGGATCTCCCGTCATACCAGGAAAAATATTGTCCATCATACCATCAATACCTTCATCTGTCTTTTTGATAAGGTTTGTCATTCCAATCATCTTAGCAAAATCCATATTTTTCTTCTCTTTCTGTCCTTTGTTCAACTCAACATCTAAGTCCAACTTACACTCAGATCCTTCACAAGCAAGAAGGTTCATAAGACCTTGAATAGCACCTAATGCTTTACCCAACATACCTCCAAAATCAGGTAGAGCAATACTTGGTATAAGACCTTTGATACCAGCCATCAATGGAGCGATTGCTTTCTGTATATCATTTGTTATCTTACCTAAGATACCTGATAGGAAAGATTCAATAGCACATAAAGGGAAGTTCAATAACTTACCAATCAAACCTTTTATTGCTTTAGTAAGGAGATTTTTTAATCCCTTCATTATATTTTGTAGTAGACAATAGATACCGTCTTTTGCTTTTTCTATACCTATTTGCTTTGCTAAGAAGTTAGGATCAAGAAAATCCATAGAGGAACTTATTGCTTTGTCAATGTTATTGAATAACTTAGTTCTAGTATTTGCTATAACATTAGCAAGACTTCCTGCCATTTTAGTAGCAGCGAAGGAAACTAACTTATCTACATTTACAACCGTATTTAATACTGGATCTATGTACCCCGCTTTAGTCTTTTCTAATTTTTGTAAAACTCCCATCAAATCACCAAGTGCTCCACCCATATCTTTCAATGCTTTGGATGGCGTACTACACTCTGCTGCTTTGGTTATTTTTACTACTTTATTGTTCTCTATCTTAGCGATGGTGTCAACATACTTACCATTCTTATCTAAAATCTGATCATTATTGTTATGAATTGTACCACCATTGAATGTCTGATCACTTCCACTAACCTTTGTAGTTGTTCCATAACCATCTGATACGAAGGGATCAACGGTGATTGGGCGGAATGCTGATGTACCAGCAATTTTTACATCATCCCATAAAATGCGTTCTGCAAGATTCTTATGTTGTGCTAAAGAACCAAATATAACTGGTTGCTGTGCCTCTATACCATCAAGGAAGAATCCAATAACTGTTTCTCCACCTTGAATGAAATTACTAAATCCAAAGTGATTGACTCCAGATCCCATTGTGGGTGGTAACAAGAAGTGTGACCACGGTAATTCATCATCCGGTATATCATTAGTTGCTGGATGCTTCCCTATTATTCTTACCTTTGCTCTATATCCGTACTCGTTTGTTTCTTTATTTTTCTCATCTCTCCATGCAGAGTCTACGACTACTTGTCCAATGAACCAGTAGAAGCCATCCTGTCCAAGGTGCTGCGATTTTATAGACTCTTGTTCAAGTACCATCAGTCGTCATACACTAAACATTCTGGTTCATCTGGATGTAAGTCGCAGAATACTTCTAAGACATTAGGGTCATGATGATCCCCTGCTTTGATCTCATCCTTGTGGTGCTCTGCATATTCTTCTAGATCATGCAACTCCTCTTCGGTATGATGACGCATTGGTTCAGATGTTTTAGGATTAGCAAGAATCTCTTTGTCTTTAGCAATGTGGTCTTCGATTGATTTCATTATTCCTCGTAAGGTTGATAGTGTTCTCTAACAAGTGTAAGTCCTGTAAAGTCTCCTACAGGATTACCAAACTCATGTGATAATCTTGCGATAAGATATTTACCAGAACTAGGTGTGACTCCAGGTGTGGTGCCCTCGCCAGTATTTAGGTCGGGAAATTTGAAGTTTAATGTCATACCAACTTCAAGATTTAAGTTCATGGGAATCGTGACATTAAGGATTTGAGAGTACAGTAATTGATACTGTGCAGCAGCATGTGATTGTCTCCAAACCACTTTATCCACTGGTTCTGCTAACTCACCATCCTTTCCAGTAGTTGAACCACGATCAAGTACGTTGAGTATACGACGAGATGGAATTTCATCGACTGTACTGGCAACCTCACCATCTGTCTCCGATTTATAAATGTTGTCAGTCAAACTCCGAGTCATTATATCATACACTACATTATGAGATTGGAATTGACCCGTCCTGAGTTTTTTGATAAGATCTTGACTTTCGTTGAATTTTGGTGTTGCAGAAAGTGTAAATGGATTACTATCTAATGCATCTTTCGCACCAACTTTTACGTATGGTGGGAAGGGAGATTCTTTCTCCATCATATCTTTTACAGACCTAAAGTTATATCCAGTTTTTTGAGTCTCGAAGAACATAAATCCACATAGACCTCTTTCAGCTGAATCTGGTTTACCTCCTTTTGATACTGATTTTGTTGCTAGTCTATTGATAAGGTTTATAGGTCTTGTGTAATTTGCACAAAACTCATACTTATTTGCTGTATTTTCTACTTTCTGCATTCTATCCTCTGGAACTCCCATCACTTCACTCAATAATAACCCCACTGTTGTACCTATATTACTACCATACCTTTTATATGCCCTTGTCGTATGATTATTAAGAGTTGTTGGAGTAATGCACGTCAGAGTGTACATTTGTCTCTTGTCTGAGTGAGTTCCATTATCAATATTAACTATAATAAGATTATTATTGTTTGCCTGACTAAATTCATAAACTTCCTCTTTATCCAAACTTGCGTGTGAAAATGATAATTCAACTGACATTCCAGTTCTTATAGGCAACTTATCTAAAAGTCCATTAGTATCAACACAGGTTATCTTTACTATTAGAGTATTAGCAAAACCCTCATAATACTTACAGAACATCATCTGTCCCATAAGAGATTGGGATACACTAGATTTCTCAGGTATCTTAATATCTCCAGCCACATCAAACTTTAACAATTTGTGACTTCTAGTCCATGTACCAGCAGATGTTTCTTGTGCCATTATACCGACATATACCCGTTTAGCTCAATCATATTTATTGAGGAACCTCCACCAAACATTGCTAACGTATTACTATCATCAATTGCGATATTAGTAGTGTCATTTCCCTGCTGAATTGTATTGAAACTTATAGGAACGTCACTTTCTTCAATAAATTTCTTTATTTTTTTGAATTGTGTAGATCCTTCAAATTTTTTAAAATTGAAATTAGTACTACCTGGAAACATTTTCTTTTTATTAACTCTATATCCTTTAGGCAACTCAATCAATTCTTCTCCACCACCTGTTCTGTTGAAAAATTCAATTATGTCTGTATCTTTCATTCTTCCAGCTTTTACTTCCTCTTTTAGAAAATCTCGATATGAATTATACAACTTTTGTTCATCTGGATTCAAATAATCGTTGTTTATTATTTTTCTAAACATATTGTTTTTGACCAAATCATTTCTTAACAGTTCAATATCAGATCCCTCTATATTTTCTGATGCTTGTTTTTGTATTTCCATAAGTCTGTCCACTTCTTGAAGTCGCAGATCTGTCTCCTTTGTCCTATATCTCTCGACTTGACTCATAATTCTTTTTTGAACCTTCATGTAAGCATTATTCAAAATCTTATTATCCTTATATTGAGCCCCTTCTGCTGCCATTTCTTTACCAAATCTTTTTAAATTTCTAATAGCTGTGAAATATACTTCAGCTTTTTTATTTACAGTTAGATTTTTATTATTAACTCTTCTTACCAACCTTCTATTATCAGCTAATATCTTATTAGTCTTGAATTCTATTCTACGAACTTGACGTGTAATTTGTATATTCTTAGTTACATTTCTATTGAGGAACTGAGGTTTAGTGAAAAATGGTATGTTAGTTGGTTTTACAACGGTGCCACTACTTGTATTTGGTATTACAACTCTACTACCACCAAGATTTGGGAATGGATTTTTTATGCTACCAGGAGTAACATTGATCATGTTTCTTGGTATTTTGACCTTGCCTACACCTCTTCCTCCTGCAAACTTCATTAGTAAAAGATTGACTAATATATTTGTAGGATCTGTAAAGGCATCTATGTATTCTTTTATTGTTTGATCTACACTTTCCTTGAATATTCGGGGGGAGTTCTGAATTATTTTTTTTAGAATAAACCCTTCCCTTTGAAGTTGCTCGTTAAAATTTCTTGGTTTTTGTTCGAGGTTTGTTACATCAAATTCAGCTTCAGCAGTAGGTACTAAAGGTGCAGGAGGTTTTGGTCTAGCAAACCTATCAATAAAACCTCTTAAACCACCTCGTCTTGCTGGAATACCAAAATCTCTTTGCCTTCTCATTGAAGGATCAAAATCATCCTGTCTAAGTTTCTCAAACTTATCAAGAACTATGTCAAACTTATCAAGTGCTGATCCAAAAAGTGTAGATCTTTTTTGTAGATCAACTTTCTTCAGTTCTAATTTTCTTCTAGTCTCCTCGTTTGCACCTGTTATAGAGTCAGCAATATTTCCACCTGTTGTTGCACCAATAAATGAACCTAATATACCACCCAATGCACCACCAACTACCGTTCCAGCACCTGGTACAATAAAAGATCCTACAAGTGCACCAAACTTTGCACCAGCAGCTCCACCAGCAATTGCACCTCCTGTTGTACCAAGAGCACCAGTTCCCGCTTGTACGTTAGTTTGACCTGATGACTTCCTATCTAAAAAATCATATCCAGTGAATGCTACTGTTAGAAGTGAATTTAGTTTTGATCCACCTTTTATAATATTTGTATTGACTCTTCCACCACCTGATATGGATGGTTTAGTTCTGAATATATTAAACTTCCTTAGACCACTTTTACCCCCTGTGGTTGGACTAGGTCTTCTTGGTCTAAACCTTCTCATTATACCAAGACCGGCACCACCACCAGCTAATCCAAGTAAAGCATTCGCTCCTGTTTGTCTCCTTCCTTGTTGCCTATCAGCCTTATCCTTGAACGCTTTGTTCAGTCCTTCTCTATCTTTTTGAAGTCTGGTTTTTATTTTTAAATTTCTTAGACTGAGTAGTGATTCTCTTTCACTACTCACTTGCATCAACTTTGTGGTTGCTGTAAAATTACTCATGTAACAACTCCACCAAAGATTGCTGGTGAGTCATATTGAATTATGTTATGAAAGTTATCTATAGTAACACCGTCATTTGAACTATAGTCTGTTGATACAGTTACAGATGCAGACCCTGCATTACCATCTATCATCGCAATGTCATTATTGTTATTTGGCATTACGAATGTATTACTACTGATTTTATCATCACCACTTCCATCTACATCACTCTCTTCTGTAATCGCTTCAAAGAGAGGTAATAAATCAAATACTTCATTTTCCAATGTATTTGGTTTTATGTTCGGCATTGTTTGTAAGAATCCACCTAATGTCTCCGCATCCATATTCTTAAATGGTGTCAAATCAGTCGCAGACAATTTTTGACCTTCTGGCAATGCCTGATTTATTTGAAATAGTCCTAATTCTCTTTGCAACGGTTCGGTAAATAGTGTATTTTTAGGATCAAATTTAAGACCTTTTGCGTCAAACATCTCTTCTACAGCACCCAATGGATCATCAATATTGAACAAACCAACTCCAGATGCTGCTTCTGGGTCTAAATCAGCTTGGTATTGATTGATATCACTTAGAGTCATATCACTAACTGGAACTGTCCTTCCACCTATTTGATCCAAGCGTCCACCTGATTGATCTTGAAGTATATTTTGTAGATCCATCAATCTATTATTCTTCATTAAATTAGGGAATAACCCTGAGGATGTTATTTTAGTTCCATCAGCAGCAGTTTTTCCACCACTTCTAGGTATGATAGGACTTATTTGATCAACTCTATCTGAACGTAATCTGTCAATTAGGAATGAAAATCTTTCTAATTGTAATTTGAATCTATCTACATCTGGTTGGTTTATAGTTTGATCTGTTACTAACTGCTTTCTTACAAGTTCTCCTCTTACCTTATCAGCATCACCTTCCCCTCCTTTACCGGCAAGTGCTCCCAATCCCATCAAACCAAGAAGTGGTAACAAGAGTCCTAATTTACCAGCACCACCTCTAGGAGATATACCAGCTCTCATTCCAGTCTGTGGTTTTACTGATCCTCTCTTACCAAAACCTAACAGTTGTGATATTATAATCGCTGATCCTGTTATAACCTCAGGCAAATACTGTGATAGTGCTGCTCCTGTGGCAAAAGTTAGGTCTCTTGCACCAGCACCTAAATTACCTTGCTGAAAATTACCTAACGCTGATGCTAAACTGACACCAGCTACAAGTGCTGCCACATTCATCAGACTTCCCTTCAGACTTTCTGTAGTCTTAAGTTCTTTCTTTAGTAACTTTACCTCTTCATTATAGTATCTTTCTCTTGATCTTATATCTCTATTGAGTGACTTTCTTATAACCGACATACTTTCTTCCATTCTATCCAAATTGGAGAACATGGAAGTTACCTTTGATGATACTACATTTGTGTTAGTCTCTTGTTGTGCTTGTGCATCCAGCAGAAGATTTACCTTTTGGTTAACTTCTCCCGAAGAAGGCATCATTGATGATAACTTTGTAATATCAGCCATTAGCTTGCTGTACTTCTAATTTTTGTTTTTCTAATGCACTAGCTAGGTATTTTACATATACCTCTCGTTCCCATGGTATCATCGACTCTATATCACTCAACGACCACTTATGATGGTGTATCAAACTAAAATTCGTCTCTAGAAAATTATCTATTGACGTGTGATATAGCATTATCCGAAAAAATTCGCCAAACCCTCAATTTCAACCTTAGTAACAACATCTGTATTAGGGTTAGTCACCTCTCCCTCATACTTCAATTTTGGCATAGTAGCAAAGAACCCCTCAATTTTTTTGAACTGAGAACTGCTAAGTTGCTCTATGAAATCGACAATTTCCTTTAAAGTGCACTCATCATGTGTCCATGCTTCCTCTTCTGTGTAAATGGTATCAACACATTTTGCTACAGAATTGAACGCTGCATCAACTCCATCATCATCAGTCTTGTTAGTGACTGTAAAATTAGTTCTTAGAAATTCATCCATAGATGGGTATTTCATAAGAATACTAAGTCCACCACCAATATCGACTTTCTTATCATGTCCCTCAGGTACATCTAACCCAATGTCAGATAGTCCAATAGTTAGAGGAACTTGTGTGTCTGGTTCATCATTACAATTGACAAGTAATTCTACTGTCTCACCCACAGATTTACCTCTTATATTGAGAAAAAGGTATTCTAAATCAAATGATGGAAGTTCATCCACTTTGATTCTAGACATCACACATGCCTTTATGACATTTTTTACTGTGGCAATAATATCTTTTTGCTTACCACTTTCAAGAGCGATAAGTAGTGCTTTTTCCTCTTTTACAAGGAATGGTCTATATTTAACTGGTTTACCAGTAGACAGTAGCGTCAACTCAAATGTGGGTGCTACAACTTTAGGTAATGGCATAATCTTTCAATTCAATCGTTTTATTTAGTATAGCACTAGGCAGTCTCAATTTCTTTAGTATTCTCTGTTTCTGCAAAAGCTTTTATTGGAGTTGCATCTACTATAGGATCTCTAGTATTATATTTGTCACTTGTAAGAAATCCGTTACCATTTGATGCAGTTCTATCAACATAAAAGTACTCGTATTTGAACGAGACTGTTGTTTTTATAAGTTCAGACTTACCATATGCTAATGGAGAAGCAATAATATTGACTGGGAAGGCATTTTGAATATAGTATGTGATACTGTTATCTCTGTTGAATGCAACATCAAAATTATCAGATTGCTCTAGTCTTTTATCCTTATCATGTACCTCCTTACTAAATGCTGTAATTTCTATTGGGCATTTGTACTCTCTTGGATATTGTAACCTTCTAAATGATGGAGCATCATTGATACGGGCTGTACTATTGAATCCATGTCCACCACGAGATAAATGTGTAGGTGATATAAACTCTAACCAAGCATTAAATATGTCATTAGTATAATAGTCTCTTTGACTATACCATGTAAGGTTTATATCAGGATATCTCCTAAATGTAGCATAATTCTGTGAAACACCTTGTCTCAATCCATCTACTTGAGATGTTTGAATCTGTGAACCAGGTAATAATGCCTCTGAGCAATATAATGCTAGAAATTGACCTGGTGATGCCTGTTTATCGTATAAAGTGCTTTGAGAAAGATACCTTGATAGATTTTGAGAGTTTTCAAAATTTATTGAAACATCGTATATATTATTGAAAGCTGGTGCAATACCACCATTTGCTACTCTTGATCTATATAATTCTTCCGTTGGCATGCGATGTCTATCATTACTGTAGACACTTGGTACTCTAGCCATCTAAATATAGCGTGAACGTGTATACTATGTATGTCATATCAGGGGAAGTTTCGTCCCAGAAACTCTAAAAAGTATAAAGGAAACCCCCAAAATATCATTTATAGGTCTCTTTGGGAAAGAAAGTTCATGGTATATTGTGATGAAAAACCACAAATTCTCACATGGGCATCAGAAGAGTTTTTTATACCATATTATGACCCAACTACCAAAAAAGTGAAGAGATACTTTCCTGACTTCTATATCAAATACAAAAATATACATGGCAAAGTGGTTGAAAAGGTAGTAGAGATCAAACCATTGAAACAATGCAATCCACCCACTCAAAAGAAGAAAACAAAGAAATATATGTATGAAGCACTAGAATATGCAAAGAATCAAGCAAAATGGAAAGCAGCAAAAGATTTCTGTGCTGACCGTAAATGGGAGTTTCAAGTAATGACGGAGAAAGAACTTGGCATATAGCGACGAATTTCCAGACTCAACAGTAAGTGGAAGTCCTAAACCTGGCACTGTTTCAATCTTTAGATATGGTGCAAAATATAAGAAGACACTACCATATTGGGATAGAAATCCATTATGTTACGTCTTTGGATCATCTGGTGGTGCATTCTATGGTCTAAACCTACACTATCAGATACCTACTAATAGAAAAGCAGTGCTCAATTATATTGATGGAGGTGGAGATCCAACAAAGGTTCGTGGGTACCATAAATACCTAAAGTCTTATATGGATACTCCTTTTATCGTACTCTCTATGAATGAGTGGGATAAAGCATTATCCTATGGTATGGAGGAATTCCGTAGAGTGATAGGTTCTGTAGAATTGGGTGTCGACTCAGCGACAGTGCAAAAAGGTTTTTACAAGTAATGTCATTAGAAGAAGAACAAAAAGAAGCACAAAGGTATGCAGCATCAAATTGCATATATGATCCTGGTTCTCTTATGGGAGGAGACTTAGGAAACACATCATGTGAAATGGGATATGATCCTGATACCCGTACAGATGCACATCATACAGATGGATTTCATAGGATTATTGGAGAAGATACAACCTATGAAGGCATAAAACTAATATTATCAACAGATGTTAGTCCGGATAAAAATAATTTTGGGTCAGTTATAAGAATCGAATCTCTAAGTGGTGCTGAAATAGATATGAATTCAGAATTTGGTCAAACGTTGCTAAAAGAGGATCAAACTCAGGAATTATATGCTCGATCATTAGCACAGTTGAAGTTTTTTTCAGAAACCTCTAGTACTCGTGCTGGTCTTATTGCGGGTGAAGTAAATATTGATCAGTGGGAAGCAGCTCAAAATGCTATTGAAAGAAATGATGACGGTGATCTAACAGACTTATGGAATAAAATAGACACCAATGAATATGCTAGAAATACTGATCCTCTAACTTTTTGGATGGGATACAAAGACTTAGATACTAAGGAATATACTGACAACAATAGAGGTATTCCTATTGATCCTGGTGGAAATAATGAAACAGAAATAGTCAAGAGTAATGAAGAGGAACTGGAGAACACAGTAGAAGAGTTAGATACAAATAATGGATTAGGAGATATATTCAAATTACATCCAGTTCTAAAATATCCTGCTGATGCTGCATTTGGGTCTGGTGGTCAAGATTATATGAGATTTGAGACTTTTAAATATCAACCACCTAATCAGGGTGCCTTTAATAAAAAAGTAAGGCAAAATGCTCCAGAACCACAGATATTACAAACACTAAAAGGTGAATCTATACCAAGAAATTCAAATCTTGGAGATTATGGTAATACAATAAAATTACCTATTCCAAATGACCTAAGAGTTAGTAATGGTGTTGAATGGGGTGGTGGTAAAGCAAATGCAATGGAGATGGCATCATTTCAAAGTGCTACAAACAAAATTGGTCAAATACAAGATGGTGGTTTTGGTAAAATGCTTGATGGTATAGGTAATATTGGTAAATTGATAGATGTAGTTGGTAAATTGGATAACAATGACCAAGCAGGTGGAACAGCATTAACAGCAATGTTGGCAAAGGTAATGTTATCTGCTGTCAATATAAATGTAGACACAAATCAATTTGTTGCACGTTCCCTAGGAATAGCAATAAACCCAAATCTGGAATTACTATTTTCAAGTCCAAAACTGAGAAATTTTACATTTAGATTTGATTTTGCACCTAATGATGATGAAGATGCTAAAGTGTCTAGACATATAATGAGGGTGTTTAAACAAGGCATGCAACCCACTGGATATGGTGGTAGGAGGGAGGGTGATGTTATAGGAAGTTCAAATATCTTTATTGGTGCACCTAGAGTGTTTAGAATAGGTTACTTCAACGGAACCAGTAGAATTAGAGGTTTGCCTATACATAAAATATGTGCTTTGACACAAGTATCAACAAACTTTACACCTGAAAATGTCTACCAGTCTTACGCAGACAGTAGAGCAGTGTCTAACCCTGTTAGATCAACCATGGAATTGGCATTTACTGAGTTGACTCCAATATTTGCTGAAGATTACTTAGGTGACGGAGAAGGTGGAACAAAACAACAAAAAGAAAACTTTAGTATAGAAGATTTGAAGAGAGCAGAAGGTGAGGGAGGAATTCTTCAAGGAGATAATGCAATCAATACGGAGGATATTGGATTCTAATGGCTTATTTTACAAACTTTCCAAAAATATCACTTCCATCTTTTTCTGATAACAGGAATTCATCGCTTGATTTTGTCAATTCAACAAATTTGTTCAAAAGAGGTAAAATAAGAAAAGAAATTATAGGTAGTGTATCTGCATTTGAAAGATTCTCCATAAATGGTGATGATAGACCTGATAATGTGGCATTTAGGATATATGGAGACTCCACACTAGATTGGGTAGTTCTAATAAGCAACAATATACTAAATGTAAGAGATGAGTGGCCAATGAATCAATATGACTTCAAAAGGTATATTGATAATAAGTACTCAACATCAATACTCACACAAATTCATCATTATGAATCAAAAGAGGTAAGAAACTCAAATGGAATCCTATTACAACAATCTGGAATATGGGTTGATGGAGATCACTCCTTTTCTTGGTCTGAAGGTGGTAAAAAGTACACTCAGACTGGAACTACATCAGTATCAAATTTACAGTTTGAAGAAGATAGAAATAATAAAAAAAGATCAATAAATGTAGTAAGAAGTAGATATCTTGAAGTTATAAAAGAAGATATGAGGGAATTACTCACATATACTGATAGTAGTCAATATGTCAACAGAAAACTGAAAAAAGGATCTAATCTAAGAATTTTGTCTCCTCGATAGATGTGGGTTATCCTTACTATGAGGAACATCCCAAACTAGCGTATATCTATCTACATCACTCACATTCATCGCTGCATGTGGTATCTTATTATTGAACCAAAAAAAAGTACCTGGTGCGACATAGAATTGTTGGTTACCAACTTGATATAAGTATATGCCTTGTAGTGATAAGTGATATCTATCTTTGTTTTGGTAATATAACCCCTTGTCTATATGCTTTGAGACAGAACCACCAGGTTTGAGACGGAAGAAAGCTGCTCGACCTGTTTCCTTTATATTATATTTTTCCCAAAATTTGTGCACATTTTTATACTTATCGTATAATGGTGTTTTTCCTTGTCCCATCGCATCATGCGGATCTTCACCTTTTTTGACTTGTGCCCAAACTAATGGTAAAAATCCATATGGGTTCTTATCGCCACCTATACCTCTTTGCGTAGATACCCAATCCCAGTCCTCCACGTCCATTTCATCTAAAAATGGTTTTACGTCAATATTCTCTTCTATGATAATAATGTTATCCATGAAAAAACCTTAAGGAGCAAAAAATTGCCTGAGTTTTTTTTGCCCGTTTTTGTAAATGAAAAGTCGATTTTGGTTCAGGCATGAATTAAGATATGAAAAGCAACAGACACTCTCTCCTTGTTCGACCTGTTGATGTCAACGTAGTGTGTTAGATTACTGTTGAAAAATACACCTTGGTTTGCTTTTGGTTTCAATTGAAGAGCATTGTAGTCTGTCTTAGGAACAGTTGATGTATTGAGGTATCTATTAGTAAATGGACTCATGACAATTAAATCACCACTATTCAGTGGTGCTTTCAACCAATACACTCCACTGATCTGACCGAAAGTATGATGATGCATGCTATTCGATGCACCTTTAGGGTTTATGTTAGCAAATAGATGGACACACTCTAATCCTCTTGGTCTATCTATCTGATGCTCTGCCAAATACTCAAAGCATTTATTGACAATCAAATCTTTTAGTGGTCTAAACTGTGGCATCTTATGCAACCCAGTCTTCTGCCATCCATTTATGTTAGAGTATCCGTCTGACTCAGGATCATTATCATATAACTTTTTTATCTCATTAAAAGAAGAATCTAGGACGGTGAGTTTACCATCCCAGATTCCAATAAGTTCCTTGAAGGACTTTATTTCCACTTACTCTTCAGCTAATTTCTGAAAGTAACTTAGTGCATCATCATCTTCGTTGACTGATGCTGGTGCAGATGCAATAACAGGTTCTTTTGCTGTTACTATCTCTACCTCTTCGTCAGCAACTTCTGGTGCTACAGGTGTTCTCTTGTTGTTTAGAACTGCATTCAATCTGGTTTCTAAATCTTGATATGATTTGAACTCAGATGGATTAGTAAATTCTTTTACAGAATACTCCTTCTTCCATAATGCTTCAAGTGCTTCGTCATCATCAAGTAATGCAGATGGTGCAGAGAATTCAGAACTATCATAGTTTCTGTATCCTGCTACATTCTTTGCTTTCAACTTGAAGTTAGCACCTTGCCAGAAATCGAATGGATCGATTGCTTCTTCATCCTCAAACTCAGGTTGCATTGCTGCTGTGATCTTATCAAAGATCTTCTTACCAAATTTGTATAAGAATGTTTGACCTTCGTTGTGTGGATTAGTAGGATCTTTTACAACATAGATGTTTGCAATGTAAGTAAGTTTTCTCTTCTGCTTACGTGCAAGGTCTTTGTCTGCATCGTTGCCACTGTTCCAAAGAAGTCTATTGTACTCTGATACTGGATCTTTACCACCAAGAGTAGTAAGACTGTTCTCTATGTACCAACCACCTGGTCCTTGGAAAGCATGTGACCATACTTTTGCCCATGGTAGTTCTTCTCCGTCAGGTGCAGGTAAGAACCTGATCACTGCGTAACCGTTTCCTGCTTTGTCTACTTCTAATTTCCATAGACGGTCATCTGTATTAGATGAACCAGTCGTGTTCATTTTCTCTATCTCTTTGGTCAACTTAGAAGTAAGATTTCCCAAGCGAGATTGTTTTTTTAGATTTGCAAATGTCATAAATTTGACTCGTAGTATTCGTCGTATTGAATGGATTGGTGGATTAACACCTTGCATACGCAAGTATAGTATAGTATACTATTTAGGTGATGTCAAGTAGAGAAATATCAGTCCCGGTATGATAATAAAGAACTGTGGAAGGAAGTTCAGAACCAAGGCACGTTCCCCTGTTTTCCTACCGACATAGACCCATCCAGCAGCACCAAACATTTGTAAGATACTGTTCCATGGAGTCCAACCCATCACATGAAATATCATAGCAATCGGTATGATTGTGGCACTAAACCATTTTATTATATCAACTCTATGTTTTGTCAACTCTTCTAAACCACTCTTTCAATGAAGTCTGATATCCTTTGCCTACTGGTGGTTCTTTAATTCCTCTAATCTTTTTCCACTTATTATGCAAGGCACCTAACAACCACGCTTGAGAAAGACTATGAGGTCCATTCTCTAACAGTTCAAGATGATGTTTGTCATTGCAAAAGTTTTCAGCGTAGTCCTTTCTCCAGTCTGTTATTTTTTCTTTCATGGTTTTGGTGGTGATTGAAAATGGTGCGAATATTGATCATCTATATCTGCTGTGACTTCATCTTTAGTTTTGTACGCCCACTCTGTGGTGTGTCCAACACTCCACTTCTCTGTGTTCTCTACCTGATAGTTCTGTGAACACACCTCAAAGTCTGGTGTCTGTGTATCCTCTGCTATCAAACTCATGTCTCTCCATTGCACCCTGTTGTTTGGTTGTGCTGCAAACTGTCCGTTGTCAAGTGCTA